GACAAGTTCTTCAAGGCCATCCTTGACTCTCATGAGGAGATGATCAGCCTCATAGCCGATGTTCCTTTGACTATGGGGCAGGCATGGTCGCTTTTAAAGAATAGATTGGCTGTTGTCATTGACAAGTTCCAGCAGGCTACGGATTGGTCTGGGAAGCTAGCCGGCTTTATAAAAACATTAGCCCTTAATGTGAAAGCTGCTATCTAGAGACACTGCCGATGTCGTTAGCAACTTGAAGACCAAGGTCATAGGGCTGATAACAGCATTCAAGTCGTTTGCCGGAATAAAGGGCCTTATAAAGGGTGTTTTTGCTGTATTCAAGAGAATGCCTCTGGGCAGGCTTTTGACCGCCATAGCAGGCGCATTGTCAGCCGCCGTAGGGGCTTGGACTCTTTATAGGGATAAGGTTGTTGACGTTGTGGGAGATACACAAGTAACCATAGGGGACTACGTTAGCGCTGTTCTGAGATTTTTTGAGGATATGAAGAATAACGGGATAGATCTTGCCAAGGAATAAGAGACCTCATTGCTGACGGATTCAAGTATTTGGTGAATCTCATACCGAGAACTATTGCTAAGGCAATAGCAGCATTCTCTAGATTCAAACAGTTCTTGTCGGCTCCAAGCAAGGCGGCATTCTTCAAGGCTTGGGAAGACTTTCAGAAGGATGTAGATAGGATAAACAACACCGATTTCCTTTCGAAGGGAATGAATATAGCTCTAGACTATATCGATAAAAAGGTAAAGAATATAAGAAAGTCTGTGTCCGACTTTGGCAATGAATTCGCTAATTCCATAAGACAGACTGCTGCCGCAGAGGCCAGACTAAGGAAGAAAAGACAACAGGATCTCAAATACGGAGGACTGGCTAGGCCTGTTCCAGAGGGCAAGGAACTTGGCCTATCGGAGGAACAAGTAAAGAGCTTGGAGCGGGCTGTAAATGCCTATATGGAGTCCTTGGCCCGCATGAGGATGGAACTTCAGGCTATATCCAGCATACCTACTGGCAAGTGGGCCAATGACCTTTATAAGGTATTCGGAACGGATTGGGTAAACAGATATGTTCAGGCTCTCATAGAGGTAAAGAATACTTATAAGGATCTGAACGAGCGTACTTGGCCCGAATTCAAGAAGCGCACTGGGGTAGCTGCTCAGACGCTGGAGGAGTTTATAAACGCTCAGGTTCGCCTTAGGCTGACTACTGAGGCCAGTAGGAAGTCGTTGGAGGATACGACGAGTGCGTTTGAGGCCTATTCAAATGTCGTAAAGGAAGCCAGCCGCGCTCAGCAGTCGATAGGCTCTCTGCTCTCTGGCGGTAAGTCCGCTTTGGATAAGCTAAGGCAGCGGTTTGAAGTTGAGGATCAGATAAAGAACATAGATATAAACGTCTTCAATAAACAGTTGGAAGCTGCCGGAATGTCTCCAGTCAAGAATATAGAAGAGCTTAAGGCTCGCTGGCTGGAGTTAAAGCAAGTTATACAAGATTCTATGAGATTTGAAGAGATATTCGAGGAGCTTACTCCAGAGGTAGACAAGATAAATCAGCGATTTGACGAGATGCGTCAAGTCATATTGAGGGTCGTTCCAGCCAGTGACGAGCTTAGGGATAAGATGTTGAAGAATTTGGAGGAGATGCGGCAGAAGGCATTGGAGGCTGCCGATCCTATAGCTCAGATGGCCAACCAGATAGGTGATGCCTTTGGCAGAGCATTCGAGGACGCCATAATAGAGGGCCGAAAGCTAAGCGACGTCCTAAAGCAGCTTGAGAAGGATATACTGCGGATAGTTACCAGAAAGCTTATAACCGAGCCTCTTGGAGACTTCATCTCTGGGGCTATAAAGGGCGGCTTGAGCGGCATATTCCAAGGTGCGTTTGCTCATGGAGGTGAGTTCAAGGTTGGAGGTGTTGGAGGCATAGACAGCCAGTTGGTTGCGTTTTGGGCTACCCCGGGGGAGACTGTTACTATAACGCCGCCGGGCAAGGATGCTCCGTCCAGAAACATGAATGTGACTATAAACATAAACACACCTACTGGCACGGTAGATCCCCAGTCTCTTGGACAGATTCAGGCTGCGTTGGCTCGTGCAGTCCAGCGCGGAGGTAGGAACCTATGAGCTTTCTTGAGTCGCCGCGATTCCCTGACGACATATCTTACGACTCGTCTGGAGGCCCGGCTTATGAGACCACAGTAGTGGTCATGAAGTCGGGTTATGAGCAGCGCAACCAGGTGTGGGAGTACCCGCGCTGTCGTTATAATGTGGGATTAGGAGTCAAGTCCATTGACAGGCTCTACAGCCTCATCGAGTTCTTCCATTCCGTTGCTGGCAGAGCCTATGGGTTCCGTTATAAGGACTGGTCGGATTATAAATCCTGCCCTGTAGACAAGACTCCTACGTTCACGGATCAGGTCATAGGAGTTGGAGACGGCGCAACCGTTTCATTTCAGCTAAAGAAAACCTATCAGGTCGGCACTTTTCAGCGCCAGAGGCTTATAAGAAAGCCTGTCAGCGGCACTGTTGTCGTGTCCATAGCAGACCTTCAGGATTACAGATGGACCGTAGACACAACTACTGGCATAGTCACTTTTGGCACAGATTTGGCTAACAACATAACTGGCGCTACAGCAATTGGCACGACAGAGACCGAATTCACTACGGGATCTGCTCACAACCTAAACGTTAACGATACGGTGTACTTGTCTGGATTCACTGGCGATTGGGCCGCTCTCAATGGATAGCCTATGACTCCAGCGGATTTGCTGCCTATTCATCTAATGGCGGCCAGATCAACACCATCCCACAGGCTGGAGAGCTTATAAAGGCAGGATACGAGTTCGACGTGCCGGTTCGCTTCGACACAGACGTGCTGGAGACCTCCTTCGAGAGTTATAATCTTGGCACGGCGAACGTGCCGCTAGTAGAAATAAGGGTGTAAGAAATGCCCAAGAACATTCCTGCCGCGCTGAAGGCTCGCCACGAGGAAGGACGGTCAGGTATACGGATTTACTACTCATTCCTCCGATCTAGTTGTCGATGGCGTCACTTATAAAGCCTCGACCGGTTTCCTTCCCACTACTGCCGAGTCTGCTGCCGATCTGTCCGTAGACAACCTGGAGTGTACCGGGATCATCGACTCGGTGGACATAAAGGAGGAGGACATACTGGCTGGCAAGTGGGACGGGGCCAAGGTCGAGATT